GGTCATCCAGAAATCACGGATCGGTTCAGTAAAATGCTGGTTGATGGATCCCTCTGGTTACGAGACAAACTAGAGTCTGCTGGACTACGAAAAGGAAGCTTGTCGCCTGTTGGATGTCATGAAGTTAGGATGGAGCAGGACAAAGATGGTTTGATTGGATGGCCTGTATACCAAAAAGGTTGGGCAGACTTGAATAAGGATACTGCCGTAAGACTACTTTTAAGTTCAGGGGTGGACACTAGAAAGCTAGTTGGCGCTAGTGTAGTCGATCCGCGCACGAACAAGATGCGTAAGGCTAGTAATATCGATGCGATTGCTTACGTTCTCGATAATACTGTCATTTCCGACCCTTCCGCCATGCCATCTATAGTTACATTACTTGCAAGAATTCAGAAACACGGATGGAAAGAGGATAACGGTTCAGTAGTACCTAAGAAGTCAAAGACCAGGTCCGTTTATCCAAACGCCGCACTCGCCGGGATGATAGAAGCGATGGTAGGTACACCATTAATTAAAGAATTACAAAGACTCAAAGTTCCTTTCATGCCCAGCCTCCTCGATAAGCCTAATAGAGTCGAGATTTTAAAGAATCTTATTACCAAAGGCCATTCTGAGGATTATGAGTTTTTATCACTTGATGAAAGTCAATACGATGCAACAGTTATAGGAGCTGCTTTAGCTACTATGATGTACTACGCTATTAGGCCATTCTTCAAAGCGGATTATTATGATTGGGTGGATTTTGCCATTTATTGTTTATGTTATAAATATTTAATAATGGACACGTCATTATGCTCGATTTCGCAAGAAGAATTTGGGAAGGCTAAAGAAGTAGCACCGTTCGTCGAAATTAAGCCTTTTACTATTTTTGGCATGATTGATGGCTTGATATCAGGTGCCAAACTAACTCACGTGGGTGGCTCGTTTTATGGAGGCGTCGTTATCCATTACTGTATTCCTGTAATCTTAGGATTCCAACCTATACTTGGTGTACAGGCTGGCGATGACTGCGTATTTGGCTACCCGAAGAGCCGGGTAGACTATTCTAGTATGGAGAATACCTATAAACCGATCGAAGACGCAGCTAAAATCGTTGGAATTGAGATTAACAGTTTTAAGCAAATCTGGATCGTCAATCAAGGCGAACTAGTGAATGTATTTCTTCAAGATGTATATCACGAAGCCAGCAACACATGGGGGACTGGATCGATCTTCAGACCTCTTACTGCTGTTTTCTTTTCAGAAAGAAACAAGGGTCTTAGTGTGGCCGAACAATTTATGGCCGAGATCGCGCGCATGAACCAAGGTGCGGACTGCGCGTTTGCATCTGCTGGAGTCGGATCATGGCTCGAAAAGGAAGAATTCCTAGGAGCGTTGTTCAAAGAACAAGGCGTAAGTGCTTTCCAGACAATCGTTGAAAGCATAGGCGAAGAGGTGGACGCTATCGCCGAGAGAATAGACGTCGGTTCTTTCACTTATGGTGTAAGTAGGGATGATATGCGAAAAGGAACGTTACCTATTTTACCG